ATTGGAGTTTGACATCAAAAACCGTTACCAAGTGTTACGAGAAGTGATTGACGAAAGCAGTAAGAAAGTTCTGGTGTTTGTGCCTTTCAAACACACTATCGATGTGCTGACTGAAAAACTACGTAAGGACGGCATAACCACTGAGGTCATCCGAGGTGATGTATCCGCCAACAAACGCACAGAAATATTCGACCACTTTCAAAACAAAGAAGACCCGAAAGTTTTGGTTATTCAACCACAGTCTGCGGCTCATGGTGTTACGTTAACAGCTGCCAACACTGTTGTATGGTGGGGGCCGACAAGTTCTTTAGAGACGTATGCACAAGCGAATGCCAGGGTGCATCGATCTGGGCAGACACATAAATGTACTGTGGTGCAGTTACAAGGTTCTGCCATCGAGAAACGTGTTTACGCATTATTAGATAATAGAATAGACGTACACACAAAAATGATTGATCTTTACAAAGAAATACTTGACTAGCTAGCCAAACGTCACTATCTATTAAGTATTAATGACAATTTGGAGAGCGTCATGAGTAAAGAGCAAGGTGGTATTCCTATCGATAAACTAACAAAAACATTCATTAAGATTAGAACTAAACGTGCTGAGTTGGTTGCTAATTTTAAGGAAGAAGAAGAAATTCTTGTCCAGCAAATGGATAAGATTAAGAAGGCTCTTTTAGCCTATTGCAAAGAGCATGGGGTAGAGAGCGTTAAGACTTCTGAAGGTGTGTTTTATAGAACGACTAAAGCTAGATACTGGACTAATGACTGGGAGCAGATGCACAAGTTTATCCTTGAGCATCAAGTGCCTGAGTTATTAGATAAGCGTCTAAATCAGTCCAACATGAAACAATTTTTGGAAGAAAACCCAGAAGTAGTACCCAAGGGTCTAAACGTGGACTCTGAGTACGTAGTATCAGTGAGGAAGAAATCATGAACGCAGGTCCGTATGTGCCGATTGAAGAACTGGCAAAACATTTTTCTGTGTCCATATCCACTATTAGAATGTGGGTAAGGAACGGACACATACCAAAAGATACCTATGTAAACATAGGAAACACTTATCGATTTAATATTGATAATGTGGCTTCTGCTCTAACGAAATCAAATGCAAAAGAAGATAGCAATGATGACGTTGGTGAAAACGTAGTAGATTTTAAACCTGCTATGGCAGGGTTTCAACAATCTGAAATAGATGACGATATGTAGGTAAACAAATTGTTTAGTCGCATTAGTTTAAATGGTAACAAGTTCACCCAGTATGAGGATGGGAAAAGGACGCCCGTGGCAGACGATAGCATAAATGTAGTTATCGTTAGTTCGGCTCCTGTGTCTCGCACTTACTACAAAGGTGAATATGACCCTGATAGAACAAGCCCACCTACTTGTTGGTCTGCAACTAATGCCAGCCCCTCTCCTGATGTGCCACCAGAGCAACGACAGTCTATTCGTTGTTTGGACTGTGTGCATAATCACAAAGGTTCTGGTAGCGGTGGTGGTCGAGCGTGTAGGTTTGTTATGCGACTAGCTATAGCTTTAGAAGATGATTTGGATAAGATACATCAACTACAGTTACCAGCTACTTCAGTGTTTGGTGATGCAAAGAACGGTAATATGCCCATGCAAGCGTACTCTCGTCATCTACGCACTCACAAGACACCAGCCATATCTGTGGTAACAAATGTATATTTTGATGCTGATAGTTATGCACCAAAATTATTCTTCAAACCAATTCGTCCTCTAGAAGAAAATGAGTTGGGTCTCGCTCATGAGTTGGCTAGCCAACAACAAACTACTGAGGCCATATCAATGTCAATGCCTGTAAAAAGGCCAAACTTTGCGGAAGTAAATGGGTTTGTTTACACCGCAAATGCAAACTAGGAGAGACTTAAATGTCTGAAACATATTTTATAAGTAATGTATCTGCTTTGTACCCTAAGATAGATAAAACATATAAGTTTGACCGTAAGACAAATCGGTCAGTGGGGTGCAAGCCAACGGATGATGGTTCTGAATATTCTGTCAGCTTCAAGATGGATAAGGCAACGGCTAAGTCTTTGTGGGCGTATATGAAAGAAGCATACGCTGAAGAAAGAAAAGAAGATTGGCCCGAAGATATAACTCGCCCATTCAAAGAAGAAGATGGTTTGTTTATACACAAAGCCACTTTGAAGGGGGCTTATAACGGAGAGGCAACAAGGAAGCCCACACAGGTTGATGCCAAAACAAATCAGCTTCCTGATGATTTTCAGTTAACTACAGATAGCATCATTAATGTAGCTGTAGCTGGCAAGCCATATAGCGGTGACATGGGAGCAGGTGTTTCATTACGCTTGCAGGGTGTGCAGGTTGTAAAACTTGAGCCAATGAAAGCTAGATCACCGTTTAGTGCAGTAGACGGATTTGACTCCAAAGAGGGTAACGTGTTTGCACAAAGCCAACCTGATTCCACTGAGGTGGAAGAACCAAAGAAGGTCGTCAAAAAGTCCTCGCCAAAACCTGATGATAATGACGACTTGAGTAGTATTGTTGACGATTGGGATGACTAATCTATAAAGTACTACTCTGCCACGGCATGGTTTTTTATCATTTTCTCCATGCCGTGGTATCTTTTGGCGAGGATATTATGGACACAAACGAATTTTTTCACAGAGTACTTGCCCCTGATGGGTATTACTGTCTGTTCGCTATCGACACAAACAACGATAAGCGTGTGCAGAAGTTTTATCCAACTAAGGCAGACATATTAGATGCGGCACATAACTTAGACCAAAACGGATATGACGCATACTTTGCACTCGCTACCTTTGAAGAGGACAACTCTCGTAAGGTAGACAACGTAAAACAACTTAAGTCTTTCTTTCTTGATTTGGACTGCGGTCCTAGCAAAGATTTTGCGACACAGCATGAAGCTGTTATGGCGTTACGTAGCTTCTGTTCACAGAATAATTTACCTAAACCTACTTTGGTTAACTCTGGGCGTGGGGTACACGTATACTGGTTCTTAAAGGACGCAGTGAGCCTCTCTGAGTGGCTACCTGTTGCTGAGAGGCTAAAGAAGTTATGCGCAGAGTGTAACTTGTTAGCTGACCCTGCTGTGACCTCTGACGCTAGAGTTTTAAGAGTACCCTTTACTCATAATCATAAGGCTGACCCACCTGCTTTGGTACAGTTTTTCGGTAGAGAGCCGTCAAAACCTGTAGATGTAGATTATTTTTCTGGGTTGCTTGGTTTGGATACGATACCAGTTCCGAATGCCATCGGACATTCTAGTAGCAGTGCGCTCATGGATGCGCTCAATAGCAACAAGAAATGTGTGTTTAAAGATATTTTGGTAAAGACACAAGCTGGCAAAGGTTGCGCGCAGTTAAAATACCTAGTCACAAATCAGGAAGAAACTAGCGAACCATTATGGAGAGCGGGGCTTTCAATAGCCAAGTTCTGTGAAGACGGCGACAAGGCTGCTCATGCAATATCTAAACATCATTCTGAGTATTCTCCTCATGCTACCATAAAAAAGCTAGACCTTATAAAAGGTCCGTATACCTGTGTTAAGTTTGATGAGTTTAATCCTGACGTATGTCAAGACTGTCCAAACTGGGGTAAAATTAAATCACCGATCACGCTTGGGCAGAAAATAAGAGAGTCCGAACCAAACGCTGTAGTGTTTGAAGATGTATCTGAGGAACCAAAACAGTATGACATACCCGCATTTCCTCGACCATATTTTCGTGGTGCAAAGGGCGGAGTGTATATGCGCACAGTAAACGCTGACGGGGACGCGGATGAGAAGATGGTGTATCATAACGACTTATATGTTATGCGCAGACTCCGAGATCCTGAGCTGGGAGAAGCTGTAGTAATGCGGTTGCACCTACCACAAGATGGTATGCGAGAGTTTACTATACCTCTTACATCTGTAACTTCTAAGGAAGAGTTTCGCAAAGCTATGGCTATGGAAGGCGTAGCACTAACTAGGATGGATGAACTTATGACGTATGTCACCTCATGGGTAAACGAACTACAAACCACAACTAAGGCCGAAAAAGCACACAGGCAGTTTGGTTGGGCAGACGAAGATTGCTCATCGTTTGTATTAGGAGACAAAATAATATTTGCTGATAAGGTAGAACAGAACCCACCTACATCTCATACAGCAGGCTTGATACCGTCTTTTAGCCCGAAAGGTGACATGGACACTTGGAAAGAGATGTTAAATTTCTATAACAAAGATGGGTTTGAGCTTCATCAGTTTGTCGTTGGGGCCGCATTTGGCTCTGTTTTAATGGAGCTGTCACCAATACACTGTGCTGGCATACATCTGTACGGCAAGTCAGGGGTAGGTAAAACTACAGCCATGCAAGCTGGGCTTAGTCTATGGGGTAATCCAGAGACGTTACTGACCGACAGAAACGATACGCACAATACTCGTATGCACAGAGGTGAGGTATATCATAGTCTGCCTTTGTATATGGACGAACTTACTAACGCAAAGCCGTGGGAGTTATCTGATTTAGTTTACCAGCTAACAGGTGGCAAACAACGTGGGCGTATGACAAGCGGTAGTAACACAGAACGCTATCGTGGAGAGCCATGGAAGTTGCTAGCCGTGACTTCAGCTAATGCTAGTATGTGGGAAAAGATAAGCATGGCTAAATCTATGCCGACAGCAGAGGCACAGAGAGTCCTCGAGTGCAACGTGCAGAAGGTAGCATTGCCGCCCAAAGAAGACACAGACATACATATAGACAGAGTGAAGTCTAACTACGGGCTCGGCGGACTAACGTACATACAACACATAATAAAAAATTTAGACGAAGTACGTCAGCTGATAAGCCAGGTACAGTCACGTATTGATGATAAAGCTGGGCTTGAAGCAGAAAATAGGTTCTGGTCTGTGGCTGGCACTATGCCAATCGTAGGAATACTTATAGCAAAACAGCTGGGCTTCGTTGACTACGATGTAAAGAAGTTGTTTGCGTGGGTAGTTGCGCTGCTTGAGCAGAACAAGCGTGGCGTAAATGATATGGACGCATCTGTTGAGCAGACTTTGAATGACTACATACATGAGCATTGGGGTAATGTCCTGTGGATTAAAAGCACTGACGATTTACGTGGTAAGAGTGTAGATAACGGTGGGCTAGATACGTTGATCACGCCAGAGATACTTCCAAGGGGCAAGCTGGTAGCACGATACGAAACAGATGTGAAGCGGGCATACCTTCTGCCAAAACCATTGAAAGCGTGGTGCGTAGACCAACAGATACACTACGGTATGTTTTTGGCTGACTTAAAAAACAAATTAGGTGCAGAACGTAAGAAAGTTCGGTTGAGTAAAGGTACGAATATGAGCCTTCCACCTACAGAGTGCTATGTCGTTCATTGTGATATTGAGGGTGTAGATGAGACAGGGAGTGCTGAAGAAGCATGATCTAAACCCTGACGGGGTAAGGATTGTGATAAATTGGGATAATATGACTGTAGGCTCATCTGTATTCGTACCGTGTGTTGATACCGAAAAGGCTACAAAACAAGTTGATAAGGTCGTTGCCGAAATGGGTTGGGATGTAAAATATAGAGTCCGAATAGAAGATAATAAATTAGGACTTCGTATATGGAGGTTTTTGTGATAACTTTACGTTGACAGCACCTATCCTCCTCTTTTAGGTCATGTCGTTCTCCAAGTGGCCCCCTACTGTTTTGCGATGGCAGTAGGGGGTTTTCCTTAGCCCCACCGATCGGAGAGTTCTTGTATATATCTTCTGTTTGTAGGGCTTATAGTGACCCCGTTGTGCATTTTTGCAGAAGATTTTCTATGCTGTTTGATAGACCGAATAACCATATTCATGTCAATAACAGCATCAGGGTTTTTACGGCTAAACTTTCTATTAAATTTACCTATTTCTTCTATGGCTTTGAGCCGCCCAGAGTGATCCCCTCTACGTATCGCTATGTACAACCTACGTAAAAGCTTTGTGCGTTGAG